TTCTTTTACGGAACCAAGTCCACGGGAAGAGATGCCGAGAGTGACTCCTGCTTTGGCTAGCTCTTGCAGAACTTTGCCCGCGGGGGTGTCAAGAACCAAAACCTTGCCCATTACATCATCGCCATCCCACCAAACATCAACAACAAGGTGAGATGCATTTCTAAGGTTGATGACTGAATCGTCTGGGTGATCAAGCTCTCCAAGTGCTCGTCTTTCTTTAACGAGCTTGTGGTAGTTCTCAACTTCTCTCTGGAGAGTATTCTTACGATAAATACGGCCATTGCCATTACGGGCATTTGCTCTCTGCATAACGCCAGTCATGTAGAACTTATTGCCAGCAGCCATGTCTCGCTTCTCTTGCTCGGTTAGGAGATCTTGGCAGACTCCTCCGTCGCAGAGGGCATAGTATTCGGTTAGGACCATTTTATTCGACATTATCGGCTGTATCCTCTTGTTCTTATTTGTCTCTTCTGGCTTTGTCGCCGGGGATACCGGGGAAGAGTACTGGAGGGTCCGGGTTTAAGTCCATCGGGTCAAATATCAGATCTCTTGATATTGTGTCGACAAACTGATCTGCTTGTTCTTCGGTCCACTCACCAGACTCCAGCCTTCGGTTGGCCATATCCCTTGCGTCTCCCTCGCGAGTTCCTTGATAGCCGCCGAGCGTGGAGCGTTGCAGTATTTCTATGCCATCCGCAATTGCGTTGGGAATGCTCCCCAATGTTCGCACAGCACTTTCTATTCCACCGGCGGCCTTGCCCCATGCATGGCCTCCCTTGGCGATATATTTCGCGATGCCCTGTGGTCGAGTCGACGGATCATCATGATATTTCTGACGCGTAGCTTCCCAGTCGGACATGTATTCGATTGCATCTTCAATGCTCCCTACGGCCGTCGGAGGCATTTTGCGCGGGGCGGTCGATAATTCATCTTCCCTAAGAACTCCTGCAAGCTCTTCTTTAATAATCTGTTTAAGTTGATTTTTTGAGATTCTCATCTGTTTGGTTTCCTTATAAAATAAAAAGCGGGCGCAACCCGCACGAGCTAAGAGCCTTTACAGCAACGACGAACTGGTGGAATGTTCATTCTTCGCATTTTCTTCTCCTGAAAGTTGAATGTTGAGCCCACAATCTCCAAAGATCATATTGAAAACATAAGATGTTCCCGAACTTATACAGCCCAGAATAAAATAGTTAGCGATAGTGTGTTCAAATGTAAATAGTTCCGTCCATCCGTTTATTCCACACAAAAAAACTCCTACCCAAAAGCCCACACACATGGGGCAATGGAAGAAGTGATGTTTGGGACGGATCTTGTTGAAGATGAAGCCGTAGCATAATAGTTGCGTCATCCCATAAGCAGCGAGCACAAAATATAAAAGTTCCAACCTAACCTCTAATAAGTATAGTTCTGCCAATAAGGGCCGTAGTTATAGCCTGGCCGAAGGGTACCCTTTGTGTCGTCGTGTGGTACTTCACCAAGCTCGGTTGATTCTTCGTCTTCTGGTTCTGTGAATCTGTCCGCTGTCATTTCCTCATATTCATCGCCAAACTCAAAATATGGCCTTTCCTCGTCTATCCACTTGGAAATATTAATAATTGCCAGATTTACAGTATTGTATTTTTCGCTAGCGAGCATCTGAGCCTCCATGGAGCCGTATACATTACCTCCCTGAATTGAATCTGGGGCAATTAAACCTTTTTTTGATAAATGCTTAAGAAGCCGATTCTGGGCGCCGTAAACAATGTCATTTAATTCTTCTTTTGGAAAAGAAACAACCTTTCCCGTTTTCAGCATTAAAACTATATCAATATCAGCATGATCTGGTATCATGATATCGCCGGCCAAGGTTTTTCTTGCCTTAGTATCTATTGAAACAATTGTCTTCTTTGGGGCCTCTGGCATAGGCGGCATGGGCGGCATGGGCGGCATGTCCGGTGCCTGTTCTGGGGCTTTAGATTCTATGTCGACATGAATATCTGCCATTATTTATCAACCTCAGATATAAGGCTTTGCACCTTAAGTACATCGTGAATTGTCTTAGCATCTATTTTCTTATTCTTAATCTCTGAGAGCTTTTTTAATACCATTCTGGTCTTTTGGTGCATGTCGTTGTCCTTAGAGATCTCTTCAGAATTTAACATCCCAGACAATGACTCATTCAGCCGACCTATTTCTTCGTTCAAGAAAACCTTAAGAGATAAGCCATTATCGCTAAATGCCATCAAATAGTGGTTTAATAGTGTTTTCTGTTCTGTCAGCAAACCATCATCATATTTGCTATTAAAATTTTCAATAACCTTTTTATATACCAGCCCATCAATGTGTGGCATATTTCTGGAATCGCCTTCTTTGGTGTCTTTAGATGATATCGAGGAAACTAGCTTTCTCTCTAAAAGCACCTTATCCTTGACAGCAAGCTCTCCATTAAAAATTTGAGCTATAGTTGCAAGGTTCTTGTAATTTGGTACAAAATTTGCAAAAACAGATTTTGATAATGTCTTGTTGATTTCATTAATCAGCGCAGTTTGATGATTAAATATTTGTTTCTTATCAAAGTCAGAATAGGCGCGTCTAGTCTCTTGTATAAGCCTTTCAGCAGTATATACATCTAAGCCTTCAGTCTCATTCAGATTCTTGTATAATATAAGCTCCTGCCCAAGAATAGTTTTTGGGCTGAAATTTTCTTTTATCATTGAGATGATTCTTGCTTTTTTAGAAGCCTCTTGGCGAATTATTGACCTTGTAAGCTCCTTTATCAAGGTCTCATACAAAAAAGCAGTATTTCTTTTTTTATTGTGTCTAAGTCTCATTATCTTCTGACCCCGCTCTGTCCATACTTTCAACCAATTGGTTCACCTCATTTTCAGACATAAAAAGTTTTCTTTCTTCTAATAGTTCAGCTTTACTATAAATAGGTTCTTCGTCCTCGAATAGCCCCTTTGATAAGGATCTAAGGCCAGTAACCCCACTATATCCAGGATATATAGTTCTAAAAGACAGTTCAGGAGATGCCATACTGTTATAATTTCTGCGGCGGCCGCCGAACTTCCTGCTATCTACCTTAACTGGAAAATACATTTTGCCCTTGGATCTCGGCGAATACCAGCCATCTTCGCGACGACCAGGAGGAGCTTCTTCTTCACCTCCGCCTTCTCCAGCAGCTGTTTCAGGAGTTGTTGTAAGAAGTTCGCCCTCGCCCTCTTCTGGGCCTGGCTCTTCCTCTGGTGGAGGTTCTTCTGGTGGAGGTTCTTCTAGGCCTCCGCCTCCTGTCGGTGGTTCCGGCATGCCACCTGGAAGGCCACCGCCACCGCCAGCGCCGCCGGCGGCCATTTCGCCTTCCGCCTCAGCCGTGGCCATGAGCGTAGCATCAAACTTGCGATCATAGAATAGCTCTCTCTGATTTCTCAAGAAATCATCCTCTGACATTGCGAATACATGTTCTGCAATCCATCGTCGTGAAAAGAAACCTTCGGTTGCGTTTGCAGCAACATCAAACTTAGTAGACCAATGCTCAAGTTCTTGCAACTCAGCGATCTTCGAAGGATTAGTTAATGACAATTCAAAAGAAAGAAGATCGTCCCCCTTGAATCCCATGGAATGCAAGTGAATGATGCCGACCTTTTCAAGCTCTGTAACGATTGCTCGTTGCAGCCTCTGGATGGTGCGAGCAAACCGAACATCTTTTTGAGCAAGAGTTGTCTTGTCTTCCTCTGCCCCTTCTGAGTTTGTAAGGTAGGATGCGGGCACTTTTAGTGCTGAGAATAATTTATCTCTTAAGTATTTAACATCTTCAATGTCGCCCGTATATGACCCGCCAGGAAGAGCAGTAACCTCTGATGCCGTTGTTCCCCTGACTGGAATAAAATAATCTTCTTCAATAGAAAGTGGGTTATAGCGAAGGTCGACTCTGCCAGTATTTTCGTCAACAACCTGATTCCGCTTCATTTGTGACATGACCTTTTGCATATATTGTTCAACTTCATCTGCTGGAATGCTGCCGACATCGATTTTAAAGACTCTGCGGTCGGGCGCTCGGACGATACGGTATGCCATCATGGCATCCTCAAGGAGAGTAAGCTGGCGCCAGATGCGTCTGGCCGGCTCAAGGACCGATGTTCCGTATGGAACATACTTATCATTACCCAACACTCTGAAGTGGGCCATTTGCCAGTTTTCTAGCGTAAGGCCGGCAGAGTTCCATTGGAACTGGACATAATCTGGGTTCGACTTGTCCTCTCCCTCTAGCCTCTCAACCTCTTGAATGGGCAAGCCAATGACAGTACGAATTCCATATTTTTCATCGACATCCAAATATAAGAAAAAATCTCCATATTTGCACATAGAGCGACACCAACCAAAAAGGTTGTGTTGTATATTCATGATATTATGATAAAGAGAGTGCAGTACGGCTTTAATTTCTTCGTTTGAACACTTAATGGTCAACATTGGCTGGATCTTTGAATGTGTTGTCATCTCGTCGGCATATATATCAAGCGCAGAAGCTATTTCTGGCGTATATTCCATCTGATCAAAGTCAACATACCGTTCGGCACGGTTGTGCTGGTTCATTATTTGAGGTTGCAAATTCCCAAAAGGCAGATAATTACTTCTCTTAAACTGTTGTCCGCTAGCGGATCTGAATTTGCTACCAAACTTGTCTAGCTGATGCCTTCTCAGGCGACGGCCCGTTTGGGTTCTATAATTTA